TAGTATATCGTAATAGAAATCAATGAAGTTCGTGACCCAAGTGTATGAACCCATGTATGACTTCAATGATAAAAAATATATCCGTTTTATAATTCCCGTCAAAGTCTCGGAAATTATAGAACGAATGCATGTAAATAAATCACATCTCCTCAAGAATCAAAATATTGATAATCCCCTTGATGGAAAAGTACTCACAGTGAAGGTACCGTTCCGTTATAGAAGAGTGATGTGTGAAGTCCGAGGACGTCCTGTACAGTCTCTTATAAAGGGGGATGAAGTGGAAGTTGTGGCGGACTTTAAAGGTGTTTGGAATGTTGGTAATTACTCAGGCTTCTCTTGGATACTCTCGAGTTCCTCATCAGGTTCCTCAGCAGGTTCCTCAGCAGGTTCCTCGACGGGTTTCTGATTAGGGTCTTTAGGAAGATCGATAGTAGTGAGGCCACCTCTCTTAAATCCTTCGAAAGTCTGGAGCATCCCTTGAAGTCTAAAGATCTCTTGGGTCATTTTTTCGATGTCATTTTGGAGCTTTTTAATATTCGCATCAATCTCGATGAGGGGCATTATATTTTTATATCTATATAAAGTTTCACATCTTTAAATATGTATATAATGTCATTACTCACACGAACCGGATACCTGGTAAGTGGAGGTCCAATCCAAGAAATTAAAAAAGAATTAACTGTAAGACCTGTAGTCAATGGGGATTATGGATTCCCTCCACCACCTTTCAAAGTTTTTAGACCAACTAAGAATGGAGTCTGCGTTCCAAGATTCTATGGAACTTCTAAACTTGGGGAACCTCAAGAGGACAAGAGACCTGAGCCCACTCGAATCAAAACCAAGTTCGTTGGACAACTTCGAGACGCCACACACCAAAATGAAGCAATGGCAGCCGCAATTAAAGCAGGGCACGGCGTCCTTTCTTTACCATGTGGTTACGGTAAGACGACGGTATCCCTGGCCATAGCGTGTAAGTTGGGATACAGGACGATGATTGTTGTACACAAGCAGTTTTTGGCGGATCAATGGCGTGAGCGGATACAACAATTTTGTCCGGGTGCCACAATCGGTGTTGTACAACAAAACAAAAAAGAGGTTGATTGCGACTTTGTAATTGCCATGCTTCAGTCACTCTCCTTGAAGGAATATAGTTTCACAGATTTTGAAAGTGTGGGTACTTTGATTGTAGACGAGGCACATCATATATGTGCAAAAGTGTTTAGTCAGTCCCTCTTCAAGCTCTGTCCTCGACACATCTTTGGACTTTCAGCAACTCCTGAAAGGAAAGATGGTCTCACAAAAGTTCTTCATTGGTTTATGGGTCCAACATTCTTCGCAGTTGAGAGAAAGAATCAGGGACAAGTTGAGGTTTTTTCAGTGACTTTTGATTCACCAAACTATAGGAACCCACCACCTTCAATGCGAAATGGGAAAATTTCAATGCCCAATATGATTACAGAACTTGTCGAGGATCGTCAGAGAAACACGATGTTGGTCGAGTTGGTGAAAAAAGCATCCGCAGGAACGAGACAGCTCTTAGTCCTCAGTGATCGTCGCCAGCACTGTGAACTCCTCCACCAATGTTTTCCCAAAACATCTGGACTCTATATGGGTGGTATGAAAGAGGCTGCTCTCCAGGAGTCTTCAAAGAAGAAGATTATCTTTGCGACGTTCAGTCAGGCTCACGAGGGTCTTGACATTCCAACCCTGGATACAGTCATTTTGGCCAGTCCTAAGTCTGATATCACTCAAAGTATTGGACGAATCATGAGAGAGACTAAGGGAAAGAAAAATGAACCTCATATCTACGATATACATGACCCCTGGTCTGTGTTTACAGCGATGTATTACAAACGAGCGAAAATATATAGACAGGGTGGATTCAAGATTCATGGGAAGTCTGTGGATGAAAAGAAGAGTGAGTTCCCTCAGGGAAAGTGTTTGTTTTTATAATCTGACCATCTATTAAATGTCTGGTGCATTAATACAGCTCGTGTCTAAGGGTATTCAAGATGTCTACTTAACGAGTGATGAGGGACATTCATTCTTCCGCACGAAATTTGCTCGACATACAAACTTTTCGCAAGTTCCTAAGTTTATTAAAACTATCAGTTCTAACGATACATCCATAACTATCCCCGTTTTGGGTGATGTCATTAATGGTCTTTGGTTTGAAGCATCGTCGAATACAGCTAATATATCTTCGAACCTCTTTTACAACTCGACCATAGATCTCTTTATAGGTGGTCAAAAAGTTGATTCTCAACACTATGATTATTATAGTGATATCTGGACCAATTACATGGCTGAAACATATAATAAATCCCAAGAACTTAACAATAAAACTTCGACTACAAACCAGACATTCGTGCCACTTCATTTTTTTTTCTGTGATCACAAAGCATTCTTACCTCTCGTTGCCCTTCAAAACCATCAAGTGGAAATCAAGATTAACTTCGATGAAGCGAATATCGCTTCCATTCAAGAACAAGATAAAGAGGCAAAGGTATACGGAAATTATATATATTTGGATAAAGATGAGCGTGAGTCTATGACGAAGCGGGGTATAGACTTCGTAATTACACAAACACAACGTTTGGAATATCCATTAAACACGACTGATGGTTATAATGTAATAGATATAAGTTCGTTTAATCATCCTATAAAGTCCATTTTCTTTGGTTTCAATTCAAAGACGGATGCAATTATTGATGATTATTTTTCATTTTCGGGTGTAGACCTCTATATAAATGGTACATCACTATTTGAAAACTTGTCCCCAGTTTACTTTCACACGATACAAAACTATTATAAGTCTGAATATGGTGTATCAAATTATAACACTGTTGTGAGTGCACCATCAAACACACGATATTATGTATATCATTTCTGTATGAACGCTTCACAATATAATCCATCTGGGTCTTGTAATTTCAGTCGTCTCGATAATGCGAAATTAACAATTCGTTCTGCAAATGTAGCATCTGGACGAAGTGGAGATCCAATAAATATATACGCTGTCAATTACAACGTCTTACGTATAAAAGATGGTTTAGCAGGAATTTTATTCGGAAATTAACTTTACGAAGAGGGAAAACCCCTAAGTAGACTTAACACATTTACGCCCTGATGGAATCAGAGACGGCTAATACAATTACGCCGGCAATGAAAGCCATGATGACATAATTCAATTCAGTTTCTTCGAGACCGATCTGAGGTTCAACCTCTTCGACCTCGGGTTCCTCGACAGCTTTCTGCTGTCGGGCGGGAGGTTCCAAATCCTCCAGCGGACAATACGCTATCATTTATATATATTTAGAGATTAATTTCCGTCTTCTTCTTTCGTCGAGTACGTTTTGTTTTGCTGGCACCACTGACATTCACCTCCTTAACTTCACCCCCCGTGGAGTCTCCTGAGATAGAAATGATATCTGAAATATCGTCGTCCTCGACACTAGGTGCTTGAGCACCCTCACCAATGGTCGTATTCATTGGTGGTGGGGGGGGCATCATGATACCACCCATCAAACTCGAGATGTCTACACCAGGTCCTTGCATCTCATATTCACCATTATTCATGCCACCAACAGGGGCATTATCCGCCGGCCCACCTGTGTTCCTAGTTGTGTTCTGAACCGCTGCCATCATATTCTTCACGAGGTCGGGGTTCTGTTTCATCACATCGTTCATATTAGGCATGACCGACTTGAACATACTATTGGTCAGGTGGAACATCATTGCCGAACCACCCAACATCATGATCAACTTCACCTCAGGGGCGACGCTGACCTTCGAGCGATACTTCACGTACAACTCCTCAAAGACACCATCGTAGTCGTCGACATTCTCCATGACAGATTCGGACCAACCCTCGAGTTGAACCTCGAAAGGATTGTACCGTTTGTTCAAAAACTCTAAACCAGTCACACACGCGACCAACATACGCCTCGAGAATCGAACTGACTGCTCTACATCTATGCTATAGGTGATACGCTTCACCTCCGAACGTAACTCATCTATGTTCGAATATGCCGTGAGTCTCTTGTTCACTGCGAACCCCTTCTTCTCGAGACGTCCAAGCTTATTAATGAGGTCCGACTTCTCCTCGTCAATCGAAGTGTATCCCTTTGAAGGTTGCTCGTCTTGGGGTCCTGGACCATCCATTGGTTCATCATCATAGAAAGTTTGTTCATTTTCACCGTAGTCAATCTCTTCATCCTGCTGAGAATGTACAGGGGCAGATTGTTTATTGGGATTCACAAAAGCATCCATCGCCTCTTGGTGATTTTGATGTTGAGGGGGTGGTTGTCTGTGTACTGGACGGGGAACAGTCTTGGGACGAGGTACTGATATTTCAATCTCATCCATGAGCGCCTGTTCATCAGCATCCAATTTCATCACAGTAGTATTTCCTCGGTCAAGAATGATTTCTTCGTCCATCTACTCTCTATGTAGAAACTAAAAAAAATATCTTTAACGCACTTTAAAAAAATATATACCTATAATAAATGTTCAAGATGAATCAAACCAACCGCAATGCGATCACTTCTATCATTGTCATGATACTTTTGATTGTCGCCCTCGCATTTACCCGTACCGTCAGCACGTACCAACCCAGGCCAATCATGATCAAGGCTGTGAGTGAACAATCCATCTTTGATCTTAAACCCGGTCTCGACTGTACCGCGGGTTCAGGTAAAGAGGATAGCCCCTACTCAGTTGGTCTTACCCCTGGTGGTCTCTGTGGTGCCCAAGAACTTGTTGCTGATCATGCTGGATACGAGATCGAGGATGGAATCGGTGGATCTTTAATCTAAGCTAACTATAAATGGCTCTCATTACTTCACCAACGGAGATGATTCCCAATCTTAACTATGAGTACCATACAATCACAGTCGATACCTTGGGTCAGGATAGCGCCAATACGTTCACGTGCTTTCTCAGTCAACCACTGAAGAATGTTGTTCAGGCTAGACTCCTCGGTGCTCGTATTCATTCCAATGTTGCGACCGAACATTGTTATATATCTATCGAACAACTTGATTCAATTTTTAATGATCGCGCGTCGAACGTCTATGATGGACAAGCTCCCCTCAGTATTCTACGGAATTCATTCGCGAGTCTTGTAAAGGATGAAGATCTCGTTATTAACTATAAAGATGAATACCCA